CAAGAACAAACGAGCCACGAATAAGAATATTTCCAAACTGCGTTAATTTAATAAAACAACTTTCAGGTATACCTTTAAGTAAAAGCAATGCAGAAGACGTAGATACGAAAGCAGAAGACCACGCATACGATGCACTAAGGTACATGCTTATGACAAGAATGACAGGATATGTGTCAATTCATAAAACGCTTAATGGTATTAAGAATCAGGTCTACCAAGTCCATGATCAAACATTTGGATATTAATAGATGGCAGAAATAACACAAGATATGACATTAGGGCAAGCTCTGGACTTTGCTGAAAATAGAGCTTTAAGTTTAGATCAAAGTGCTGAAGCAGGTCGTATACTAACTTTTAAAAACGCTATCTCTGCAGGTAAATTAGGAGATCAGGTAACTTTAGATAGTCCTTATCTTTCTACTCTTAAAAGTGAAGAGTTTGCAAAACAAATAACTGCAAAAGGAAAAACAAAAGCTAATTATTACACAAACGCACAAGCTTTAGAAAAGTACGTTAATCAAGGTTTTATTTCTCAAGGTTTGCCTGACACGAATGTTATAGGAGCAACAGGGACAGCTAAAAAAACAGGTGTAGCGACTGGTCAACCTCGTGGTGAATTACCAATGAGAGGTATGATACCTTATGCAGAAATAGATAGGTTGTACGCAGAAGGTTTTGCCGAAATGGGAAACAAAGTCGATGAAGCCACTAAAGATTTTTTAATATATCATAGATATACAAATCATAGAGTTAATACGATTCTAACCGACTCGAAAAAGACTGCTTTAGAAGATGGTAAAAAAGTATCAAAAATTCAATATAAATCTCTCAGACTTTCTGATGTATCAATTTTTAAAGATAAAGATGGTAGCACTGTGGTTACCATACCAGAAGCAGTAAGAAACAAGAAAAAACGATACGCTACAACTTACACTGGATCATTTGCTGAATTTATTAAAAGTGTTTATGACAAAGCAAAAACTGCTAACCCTGATAAACCTAATTCAGACATAAAAATATTTGGAACTAGCTATGGTAAAGTAAGTGACGCATGGGACACTTATTTAAAACCTAAATTTGTCGATCAGTTTGAAAGTTTTTTACCTTTAAAAGCTAATGGAGAAGTTGCGACAGGTTTAACACAAGTTGTTAGATCAGCAAATATAGAAGCACTTGAAAGTGATCTTAAACTTGACGCTGCTTTAGGTGATGACTACATGGGTCACACGCCTACAGGTACAAAAGCAAAGTCGTATAAAGTGAACACACCAGAGTCAAAGGCTATCGGTAATATCACTGAAAACATGGTAAAAACTTCTGCTTTGAACTTAGGTACAGGCACAGTTAACAATCTATTTTCAGGATATGGTTTAAACACACCAACACTTGATGTTTCAAATGAAGGTGTAAAAGTATACGATGGACATAAGTCCGATTTTAAATTTAACGAAGATGCTTTAAAAGAAATTGTTAAACCTAGAGTTGCTACAGCAGAGGAGATAAACTTAGCAAAACAAACAGCAATAACAAAAACTAAAGCAGAGCAACTTCAACAAATAGATTTTGACATAGGAATTGAAAAAAAACAACGAGAGTTAACACAAGAGAAATTAAAAAGAGTACCACTCGACCAAGAAGCTTTAACAAAAAAAATACAAGAAGACGAAACTAAAAAATTATTAAAAAAGAAACTAAAGGAAGAGGGCAACTTAATACCCAATCCTGAAAACACAATACCTGAAGAAGATGTAAAGAAACTAAAAGCACAAGGTCTTTGGGATATTATAACAAAAGGGTTAAAACAAATTCCTATTGCAGGAGGTTTGTATGCAGGTATGTCACAATACGCAGAGTCTGCAGAAGCAGGAGATCCAACAGGAGTATCTATTGCAAAAGGAGCTTTAGAAGTCATACCACCAGTTACACCTAGCGATATAAAGGATGTTGAGACTGCTGCTAAAAAAGGAGCAGAGTCTTTGGTAGAAAAATCAATGGAATCAGGAGACAGTAACGTAGGTTTTGTAGAAGGACTTATGGGACAATTCGGATACCCATCAGGAGGAGGATTTTCTTCTGGTGGATTTATAAATAAAAATGAAATAAGGAGATAAAAAAATGGCAGGAAATCTTAATCAAGGTGCAGCTTACATTATGGGATCAGATAAGACATCAGTAGATGATGCAATGGGTTCTGACAAGTTGTACAGAGAAGGTCTTGAATTTACAACTGATACTAATCCAGATGTATTAACACAAGACATGCCAAAAAAGCAGACAAAGACAACAGTTGATGCTGCTTTATTTAAGATGGCTGACGACAGAAACTACTTCTAATCTAAGGTAAATCATGGCTGATGAAAATTTCCTTCAACCTGAAGATGATTCAAGTGTAGCAGTCAACAATCCTTCCGAGCAGATGCCCGGACTTGCAGGATTTGTCAAGACTAAATTTGAAGATTCTGAAAACGGAAGAAGGACATACGAATTAAGATGGTTACAAGCGTATAAAAACTTTAGAGGTATATACGATTCTACGACACAATATCGTGATTCAGAACGATCTAAAGTATTTATAAAAATAACCAAAACAAAAGTGCTTGCAGCTTACGGACAAATAATAGATATATTGTTTGCAAATAAAAAGTTTCCGTTAGTTGTCGAACCAACTCCCATACCAGAAGGTATAGAAGAGTTTGCACATATGAAGACACCTCTTGATGAGATGTCAGATCCGTATGGGTTTGAAGGGGATGGCAGAGAGTTGATGCCGGGAGCTTTATCAGTTAAAGAACCTCATAAATTAGGGACTTATGGCAATGAGTTCCCAGACATACTGGCTAAAGGTCCTGCTAAATTAGGAGAACCTCAAGTTAAGCCTGCACAAAAGATGGCTATGAGAATGGAGAAATGTATCCACGATCAGCTTCTTGACAGTAACGCTGTTAATGTATTTCGTAAAGCCATATTTGAATCAGCATTACTAGGCACTGGTATTGTCAAAGGTCCATTTAACTTTTATAAAAGAGTGCATAACTGGACAAAAGATCAGCAAGGTAACAGAGTTTACGAACCTTATGAAAAGATAGTACCAAGAGTAGAAGCAGTATCTTTGTGGGACTTTCATCCTGATCCATCAGCAACCAGTATGGAAGATTGTGAGTATGTCATACAAAGACATCGTATGAACAGGCAGCAGTTAAGATCTCTTGTCAACAGACCTTACTTTGACCCACAAGCCATAGAAGAGTGTCTTGCAAAAGGTCCTAACTATGAAGATAAGTATTATGAAGACACAATACGTGAAGATGATACTGAACCTTACTACCAAGAAAATAGATATGAAGTATTAGAATACTGGGGTACTATCGATAAAAAATATGCTGACGAGGTTGGATTAGAAGGTTCAAATGAAATGTCTGAGTTTGATCAGGTTCAAGTGAACGTTTGGGTGTGTGGGGGTATGATAATTAGATGTGTTCTTAACCCATTTACACCTGCAAGAATACCTTTTCAAGCTTTTCCATTTGAGATAAATCCATATCAATTGTGGGGTGTGGGTGTTGCAGAAAACATGGAGTACTCACAGAAGTTAATGAATGGTCACTACCGTATGGCTATTGATAACTTAGCACTAGCAGGTAATCTTGTATTTGATGTAGACGAAGCAAGCTTAGTCCCCGGTCAAAACATGGATATATTCCCCGGTAAGATATTCAGACGACAGTCTGGTGTGACTGGCACAGCAATCAACGGATTAAAGTTTCCAAATACTGCACCAGAAAACATACAAATGTATCAGATATCAAGACAACTTGCAGATGAAGATACAGGTATACCATCCATATTACACGGACAAACAGGTGTAACAGGAACTGGTAGAACGGCTGCAGGCTTATCTATGCTAATGGGATCAGCAGGATTAGCTATGAAGACAGTCATAAAAAACATAGATGATCATCTACTGAAACCATTGGGTGAATCTCTGTTTCAATGGAATATGCAGTTTAATGAAAACATGGA